GTACTAGATATTGATAGATTTAAAACTAATAAGATTAGTGTTATGTACGATAAAGCAGAGTTAGTATTTCGTAAGTGGAAGTTTAAAAAGATGCGCTGTGAAGTAGTTGCAGCACAAAGACTTATTGTAGGACAGTTTAAAGATTATATGCGTAGTCAAAACATTGTTTTTACAATTGACGAATATAATCCACCACGTAATATGAGTAAACTAGAACGTATTGCAGCTATATTAGAACCTCGTTATACTAATAATCAGATATTACATTACAAGGGTGGTAACTGCCAAACACTAGAAGAAGAACTAATGATGAATAATCCAGAACATGACGACATTAAAGATGCGTTAGCGTCCTGTGTAGAGATTTGTAAATCCCCTGTTTCTAATAGAACATGGGGAAAACGCACAAATGTAATTGCTTTTAACTCAAAATATGGTGGCGTAAGTTACTAATAAGGAAATAAATAATGAATGATAATATTCAAGTTAGCTATAAAGACGACTCACTAGCTAATAAAATTACTGATATGTGGATGCGTTGGGATAGTGGTCGTAGTGTGTGGAAATCTAACCAACAAGAGTTACGTAATTATCTTTTTGCCACTGATACACGTACTACATCTAATAGTAAACTACCGTGGAAAAACTCTACAGTAACTCCTAAACTTACTCAGATTAGAGACAATTTACATGCTAATTATATGGCTGCATTGTTTCCTTCTGAGAACTGGTTTTTCTTTGAATCTACAGACCAAAACAAGGATTTAGCTGCTAAACGACACACCATTGTAAACTATTTAAAACAGAAACTTAAAGCCTCTGATTTCCAACTTTTAGTATCTCAATTAATATATGACTATATTGACTTTGGTAATGTAATTGTTACCTATGATTATGTACGAGATGTAATTAGTGATGAGACAGGCAATGTAGTTAAACGATATATTGGCCCTAAAGCCTATCGTATTAACCCAAATGATATTGTTTTTAATCCTTTAGCAGAGACATTTACTAAAACTCCAGTAGTACGTAGGATGTTAAAATCTATTGGTGATTTATTATCTGATATTGAAACTAAACCTAATTTAAATTATAGTAAAGCAGTAGTTGAAAAAGCTATGTCTTTCCGTCAAAACTATAGGGATGACCCTGAGTTTAAGAAGGAAATTAATATGGCTATTGACGGGTTTGGTAGTGCTGATGAATATCTAGAAAGTGATATGGTTGAACTGCTAGAATTCTGGGGAGACATATATGACCCAGATACTAAACAGTTACTCCGTAACCAGTTGGTAACTATTATTGATCGTAAATGGGTATTGCGTAAACAACCTAATCCTTTGTGGACAGGTAACAAACCAATGCATCATTGTGGCTGGAGATTGCGTACAGATAATCTGTGGGCACAAGGGCCTCTAGATCAACTAGTTGGAATGCAATATCGTATTGACCATTTAGAGAATTTGAAGGCAGACGTATTTGATTTAATTGCATACCCTGTTATGGTAGTATATGGTAATACTGTAGAAGAATTCCAATACGAACCCGGAGCAACTGTATTTGTTGGAGATGAGGGTAAAGTAGATTTTATCCGTCCTGACGCTACAGCACTTCAAGCAGACTTGCAAATTAATGAACTTATGAACCGCATGGAGGAACTTGCTGGAGCACCTAAGCAAGCAATGGGTATTCGTACTCCCGGTGAGAAAACTAAATATGAAGTGCAGAGTTTAGAGAATGCTGCTGGTCGTATCTTCCAAAGTAAAGTTAGTTGGTTTGAACGTAATATTCTAGAACCTCTTTTGAATGGTATGTTAGCAGAATCTGTACGTAACTTTGAGGGTGTGGAACGTATTCGTGCTATAGATGAAGACTTTAATACGGAGTCCTATGTTGAGGTTACTAAAAATGACTTAATGGCAGAAGGTAAGATTTACCCTGTAGGCGCACGTCACTTTGCAGATCAAGCTAGATTCGTACAAGAGTTGGCACAAACTATTTCTGCTGTACAAGCTATTCCCGGAGTAGCTGCACACATGTCAGGAAAGGCTATTGCTAAGGCTTTAGAGGAGAACTTAGGCTGGCAGAACTACAAGATTGTGAAAGACAATGCAATGGTGTTTGAACAAGCTGAAACACAACGACTTATCAATCAAATCTCAGAAGATGTACAGACAGAAGCAACCATTAACCCAGAGGGGGTTGACATTCCTCCAGAAATGATGTAATATGAATAAGACATTACTTAACAATAGACCTAAAGATAGTAGTATAGAAGAATTTACTAAGACATGGAATAACAGTAGTTATGTATTTGAAGTATTATATAAGACACTAAATGATATGAATACAGAACTACATAACATTAAGAAAGATGACTTTGACTGTCCTAACCACTATGCTAAGTTAAGTTTTAACTTAGGGCAGTCTAAAATGATTGAACACGTACTATCCTTACTGCCTGATTCAGCCAAGTAGGGTAACATTTTTCAACAACTGCACACTTAGGCAGTTAACTTTTAGGAGCAAACCGCATGACCGATGCAACAATCTTTGGTGGTAACGGAGACAACCAAGCCACCACAATGCCAGCAGTGACAACTGATGGGCAACTTTTTACCGCACTGGTCGGTGAAAATCAAAAGTATAAGACACCAGAAGATTTAGCCAAAGCCTACGCTAATGCCGATCAGTTTATTGATACTTTGAAAGAAGAAAATCGTAAATTGCGAGAGCAGACAGTTGCAGCCAAGACTATTGATGAGGTGTTGGAACGTATGTCAAAACAAAGCAATGCATCAGAGAACGACAATCCTCCTGTTCAGGGTTATACCCCTGAAGATGTGCAACAGCTTGTAGAGAAGACGTTGACGGGACGAGAAGTAGCTAAGACAAAAGAAACTAATCTGATGTTAGCAGATAAACTTATGAAAGATAAGTTTGGAAGTAAAGCAGAAGAAGTATTTAAACAACGTGCAAATAACCCAGATAAAACACGTATTCTTATGGAACTAGCCGCCAACGACCCACAAGAGTTTGCATCTATGTTTAGTGGAGTTTCCCCAAACTATGCTAATGCAATGGATACAGGTTCTATGAATACAACTTCAGTACCTTCTACTGGTGGTGATCGAAGTAATATTGAAGGGTCAAAAGAATGGGCTGCTAAAGTCCGTAAAGAAAGCCCTTCGACATATTGGTCACAAGAATTCCAGTATAAGTTACAACAAACTGTTACTAAAAACCCATCCCTATATTTTGGGACTTAAGGAGAATTAAATGGCTGGTGTAGATTATGCAAAGGTTAATGAGCATCTAGTTCGTACAGAACTGTGGTCTGCTGAATTAAAAGATATTTTACAAGAACAATTGATGGGTACGAAATATGTTCGTATGCTCAATGGTTTCCCTGATGGTAATCAATTTACCATTCCCTCAATCGGTGAATTGCCAATGCGTGAAACTGCTGAAAACACACCCGTTGTGTATGATGCAATGGATACTGGTGAGTTCACTTTTACAATTGATCGTTACGTTGAATCCGCTACCTATATCACTGATAAGGCCAAGCAAGACAGCTACTACGCTCAACAACTCATTGGTATGTTCCCTACCAAAATGCGTCGTGCTTTGGATGAAAACTTGGAATCGTCTGTTTTCTCTTTGGCTAACCAACAAACTTCAGGTAATGCTAACGCCATCAATGGTGCAGATCATCGCTTTGTAGCTTCTGGTTCTACTAACACTGTGTTGGCTCTTGCTGACTTTGCTAAAGCTAAATATGCTTTGGACAAGGCACAAGCTGGCGGTGCTCGTGTAGCGATCATTGACCCATCTCAAGAGTATGTGTTTAACACTTTGGTAGGTGCACAAGCATTTACTAACAACCCTGCTTTTGAAGGTATTGTTCAAGGTGGTTTTGTTAATGAAGTAACTGGTATGCGTTTTATCCGTAACATCTTCGGTTTTGATGTGTACGTATCTAACTTCTTACCTGCTGCTACAGAAGCTGCATCATCTACTTTGGGTGGTGTTACCGTACCTGCTACTCCAACCGTGAACATGTTCATGTCTGTTGGTGGTGACTTGACTCCGTTTGTTGGTGCTTATCGCCAAATGCCTCGTGTAGAATATGAGCGTAACAAAGATTTGCGTCGTGACGAATACGTTATGAACGCACGTTTTGGTTTGAAACTCTATCGTCCTGAGTGCTTGGTATCTGTTATCACCAAGAACACAATCTGATATTGAAAGGACTATAAAATGACTCGTGCTTCTACATGGACTAACTCCGATGGTTTGGTTGTCGGATTTGGTAATAACTTCCCTGAGCGCAATGACGCTGGTGTCAACGAAGTTGATGGCAACGACAAGAGTGCCCAACTGAACATCACTTATCAGAGTACTTCTGGTGCAAGTGGTGCTAAAGTTAGCATTCCTGCTGGCTCTATTATCAAGAACGTATACCTAAAAGTTGGTACTGCTTGGGTAGGTGGAACTTCTTTGACGTTTGGTGATGCAACTACTGCTGCTGGCTGGATTACAGCCACACAAGCTGCTACTGCTAACCTCACTGCAAGTGCTGCTATTCAAGCTCAAGGTTCGTATGCATATACTTCTACAGAAGGCCAATTGCCTCCTAAAGCGTATGCTGCTGCCACTGACTTGTATGTCACTGTTGCTGGTACATTCACTGCTGGTACAGCTACAATTTACGTAGAATACGTTTGATAGGTTAAGAGGGGTTTCCTGCGTAGCGGGATTCCTCTCTTTTTTATTGGAGAAATAATGCCCTCAGTACAACACTCTGCTATTACTG